AAAACCTTGCTCATCATTTGATACAATAGAGCTTAAAGCGTAATCAGTTGTTCCGCCGTACCAGATATTTACATTGTTAGCTGTACCTGTGGAACCTGCCTCAACAGCCACGGTTGGATTAGCTCTTTTTAAAACGTTGAAGTTTATTGGACCAGCAGCCCACCTTGATCCGGAGTTATCCCCAAACGTAGCAACAGAATAACCCTCCTCATAATATCTTTGAGCAGCAGCAGTTTCACCCTGAATACCACCGCCATACATTCTAAACGGTATTTTTTTTGTCCCAATAGTTAACTGAACCATAGCAAGCCTAAAAGAACCGCTTGAATTGGACATCAAATTAACTGGTGAGCTGTTTGTTGTCCAATACTCTCCAGCAATCCATTGATTCAATGTCCCTGTTTGATAGTTTGAACCGGCTGCAACAGGCCATTCAATCCTCATGCCCCTGCCATCAGTGAAATTGTCAGTTCCACCTGTGTAATCAAAAGTTATCTGAACACTTCTTTTAACCCATGTGCTAACCTCACCGGACGCAATGGAATAAGTCGTTACATAACTTCTATCCGCTCCATTATTGATAAACGCAAGTGAATATGTTCCAGAATCAGAAGCATAAACCCAAAAAGAAAGATAACAATCTTCTCCTTTAAGTTCAGCATAGTCATAACCCTCAATTCTATAGGATATACCTGCGTATTGAGAGGCTCCCATTCCATCACTATCTGCTGAACCAACAGCGAAAATTGTGCTGTATCCAGGTTTGTAGCCAGCCTGGTCAAATGTTGGAACAAGAGCGCTATACCCTATGGTGGCTGTTCCATCAGTGTTTTCATACGCTTTAAATCTATCGATTGGACCATATTTACCGGTTCCATCAACAGAAACAGGTGTTGTTCCTCGTTGTCTTAAGGTCATAGCTCCATTAATAATGTAATTTTTTTGGCCGATTGTATTAACCGCCGTAATACCATCGTCAAAGGTTTTTGCACCGCCTAGCGTCTGCGCTGCTGTTGTGACAATACCAATATCAGAAGCACTTGCCGCCGCTCCCGTTGTAAAAAATCCGGGATCGTCAATTTGCCCGAAGCCTGTTGCAGATGTGCTTGTTGATCTAACAACCCTATTGTCAGCGCCCGGATGGTCGAGCTTTGCAGGAACACCGCTAGCGCCGCCAACGATCATATCGCCATCTGAATCCATGGGATTTGTTAAACCACCTGATACCTGCTCCTGTCCGGATGATGTTCTCATCCATAATTCGTCTGATTTTGCATACAGTTTAATATCATTTGCGCCTGTTGCCGATGGGTCAGCGGATTGATGCGTCAACTCCATAAACCCAGCGCCAGCCGTTCCTGACATGATTGTCGATAGAAAATTCTGGTGAAGTATGAGAACTGAAAAGTCATGAGGACCGCCAGATGATGGGGCAGTGACATCGATCTGAGTTGTTGGATTAGATCCATTTGCAGCAATGGTCCAACCGTCGCCAGTAGGATCTGTTATAAGCGTCTTGCTAGTCCCGGTTCCGTCGTAAAGCGAAACATAATAATCAGCGAATGGTGCACCAAAGGTATGTGTCACCGTTGTCACTGTCGAATCAGCAACGCTTGTATATTCCTCATAACGAGATCCGACATTATCAGAAATCTTTGTCCATGCATTTCTGACTTTTGTATGAAGGCCAGTTGATTCGTGACCAACGTCTGGATGAATCAATTGAAGCCGGCCAACTGTTGTATCGTCTGTGTGAGCTAACAGCATTGTTGCAAAAGCAACGAAGCCTAGCGGAATCAAAAATTTAAAGCGCTTCATTTCAAAACTCCTATTTGCCAAAAGTCGCAAAATTAATGTTTTTAACGGTGTTTGGCCCCTTTCGAATATTTCCATTCGAATAGACTTCAATTGTTTGTTCTCTCGCAACGATCTTCATTCCAATGATTCTTGTTCTCGGCGTTGTTTTCCCATTGATCTCAAGAGGATTAAGCCGAGCTTCTGCAATCCATTGGAAGTTCATGAAATCTTGGCCCGGAACTTCATAAAGTCGTTTAATCTCAGCCGTCTCGACGTTCTTTCCTTCGATAACAGCCCAAGTTAAACCTTCTTTATTTTGAGCCCAAGCCTGGGTCGCCGGGGTATTCCCCGGCTGAGACCACATTCCATACTTTGGTGGATGCCCTTCCCTTTCAAATCGCCATCTTAAATAATAACGCATCCAATAAACCTCTATGCAGTAAAGGAATATGCTGTCACATAATCCATTTGAACATATCCGCCCTGAGAAAAACTGTTGGGCAAATATATTCTTAACTTCAGATGAGCGTTTGTTCCAAGAACAGAATCCGCAGCTTTTCCGATTTGGCCAGCAACAGGAGATGTTGCCGCAGTTTCGCCGCCAGAATCATAAACCATTGCTTCAGCCGCCATTGTGAAGGCGCTAGCAAGGTCGATGCCGTCTGTGTTGTTGTCGCCATAGATTTTGACCAAAGTTGGGAAGTTTGCTTGGTCGAATTGGTTTGTTGTACTTGCGTCCCAATCCATATCGATCCAAAGACCACCGGAGTTTCCGTCCGCATTGTTTTTGGATGATCCTGAAGCATTTCCAAGACTGATCAATGTCGCGATGTCGTTTGATGCCGAATCATTGCCGCCGTATGTGAAGCCTGTCTCTGTTCCATACTCAGCGATATATGTTTTGACATCCGTAATTGGATCAACCGACGCATCGTGCCGGATATACAAATCTTTTTTTCCGGTGTTACTGGGTTTTGAGATCACAGGCGCATAACTATTGTTCGTTACGCTCCCCAAATCCGAGCCAGTGCCGCCGCCTTCAAGGGCATCAGCAACCGCGGTACCATCTAAAGTTTCACTGATCGTTAGCAATACTGCCATGATAATACTCCTTATGTTTCCCTTGTTATTGTTGCTGTTGACCCCCCAACCGTCCCGGAATAACCAGGAGTCCAACCGGGAAACGGCAACATTTGAAAAGACCAAATCTTAGCAGGTATTTTAAGACCGTCCGGGTCTGCCCCAATATCTCTGATCATGGCAGGAACGGAATCAAAAACCGTCGATTGAATGCTCACGTTAATTTTAACAAAATCACCAATATCTAACAGCATACTGCGCCACGTTAAGTTCAAATCAATTATCTCAATGATTCCTGAAGCCAATCGTAACATTTCTTCAACTTGAGATTCAACTATTGTTGTCTCATAAAGGTTTGGAAATATTATTTTTTTCGAAATCTCTTTGCCTTGCTGAGTTATCGCAGCTTCATTTCTGAAAACAGAGGTTTCCTGATATTGCTGATTTCTGTTTGGTAAAAAGTTGAATTCGGCCTTTGCCCTATTGAAATTATTCCTTTCATGGATCTTTGGCTGAAATGTGTCCTTTACAACATCCCAGTTTTTAACGGTGAATGACGGCGATGACTCGAATTCGTCAAGATGAAGAGAAGTGAGCTTCAGTTTTTGGTTTCTATCGATAAATAGCTCGACTCTTACTTGCTCCAAAAGAGAAAGAACATATTCTAATACGCCCTTTGGATCTTGTATCCATGCTCTTGCTTTGAATGTCGATATTGCAGAGACAGCCGGGGTTGATTTATCTCGGTATGTATCCCAACTTGAATCAAAGTCGCCAGCAACAAGGCCGCCATGAGTTTCTAGTATATCTCTTGCAATTGAAATGATGTTATCGTCATATGCTCCAAGATCTTTGCCTTTTACCTTAACAACAAATCTGTCACCTGTTGCGAATTCGTATAGATTGCCCTCGACAAGAGTCACGCCAGCCGGGGTTGTTCCTGACTGTCTGACTTCGAAAGTCCTGTTGTTGGTTACATTCTGAATGTCTGCGGAATTGAATAAATAATATGTATCACCACGCTTCAAATAAACCTGAGTCGTATCAAAAGAAACGTTGTCATTTTCTGATATAACTACCTGAACAGGATTTGAATATGATGTTTCCCCATTAACATCTGCGTCAAGACCATTAACAGGAAAAGCCAAAACAGATGCCGCATTTTCTTCAACATTCGTTGTAAAATCACCATAGACGATAGGTACAACAAGGTTTTCAAGGTCATTTTCAAGATTTGGAAATACAGATTTTTTAAATACAGCCTTCGGAAATTCAACATTGAGAACATCGAATTTATTTCTTGTGCGGATCGTAAAGCTGTCAACGTCTCTTTGAAAGCCGCCCTGGTCTGTTATTTTACCTTCAAATATCGTGTTATATGTTGACGCAACATCTCGAAGACCAAGCTTTACAACAACCGATCGACCAATCCAACCGTCATAGTTCGCGCCGGCCGGCATGATGTCGTTATATTTCCCGTCAACGTTATTTATTTTTAAAACCAAGTCCGAGAACTCAAGAACAGAATCTAAAAATTCTCCGATGGTTCTCGTGATGATTGGAAAGTTTGTTCTTGCCTCGTAAAACGTCGATCCAACATATTTGTTTCGATCTGAAATATAAATGGTTCCGGCCGGAGTATCGATCTCAACAACAAGCTCAAGATTATTTGTCAGATTTTCGTGACACTCATCCAAAAAGTCTTGATTCAAGACATTCGAGGTTAAATACGGATATCTATCACTTGTCGCCATTATAAACTTTCATCCACTTCGATTGTAAACGTCACATAATCGGCATCATCGCCTTTGTAGTTGTGTCTTTCGGTTGGAATCTTAGTTAGTTTACCAAATACCATGAATCTATCTGAAACATTTGGATCAACTGGGTCTGGAGTTGGTATCCAAAGACACTTGTGCGTTGTTCTGGCAGTCTCGAAAAGATCTCTCAAATAACTGAAATTCTGTCCGTCAAACTGCAATGATCTGAAATCAAGACGAACTTTTCTTTTCTGTGTTCTCGAATTAGAAACATTTGTAAAGCCTTCTGTTGGAACCTTGCTGGCAAAATCTTGAATCTCAAAATCAACCTGGTCAACAAAACACTCTCCCTGGAACACCTGAGAAGATCCCATCAAAATACAGCCTATGCTTATAAAGCCATCTGTGTTGGTTGAATCATCTATTGTGATTCTCCAATATCGATAGCCATCAAGCGGCAATTCATCTGAAACCCAAGAAACGTTGTTCTCAAGCATTGGAATTGGAATCGTAATACCAACAGTCGAGAACGTTGGATCATTGGAACCAAGCAAGAACACAGTTGCCGATCTTGTAAGGTTATGGTTAAGCATAGCAAAGGTATCAACGAAGACGCCTTGCGGCAATCCCGTATCTGTTGTCAGATTTATCCCTGTAATTGTTCCTGTTGCTGATCTCCAAATCTCCTCAACAACATCTGTATCAACGTTTTCAATGCCGAAGTCACCGGGTTCGGTTGAGCTTGCAGTCCAGTTTCCGGATGACAAACCTCTTGATGGGAACTCACAAAGGAACCTGATATTCGTTGAGTTATAAAGCGTTGCCAGGAATTGAAGCCCTATATCCCCAACTGTTTGGGCGGAAAACTGCATACCAAGCGGTTTTTTATAATCAACAATATGGAGCCTTGATTGCATTCCAAGGCCCTTCTCGTAATCTTCAATAAGAAAACGAGACTGCATGCCAAGGCCGTCTTTAACGTCTTGAACTTCAAACCTTGCCTGCAAACCTGGGATACAACCCCAAGCTCCAGTGAGATATGGCCCGGTGAGATAGTCTTGTAACAAGTATCCGGAGTCTGCGAGTTCCTTGCAGGGGTATTTGTCTGATCTTAGCTCTAATCCGATGGCGTCCGATGTTATGATGGTACCACGGTATTGCATCCCAAGACCCTTTTTGTAATCAAGGATCTCAAAGTTTGCCTGCATACCAAGACCTTTTGCATCATCGATGGTAAATCTAGTCTGAATACCCAGCCCAGACCCAGAATCGAGATCTCCCTGAAACTGCATACCAAGTGGTTTTTTATAATCGAGTATTTGGAATCTAGTCTGAATACCGATTGGCTTATTATCTTCAATAATAAAGCGAGCCTGTATTCCCAGCGGCTTGATATAGTCAACAATATTGAATCTCGCTTGCACACCGATTGGTTTATTGTCATTAATGACAAAGCGATTTTGCATACCAAGGGCTTTGTTATCATCGATGACAAATCGGGTTTGCATTCCCATAAATGCTTGCGCATTATCTTTCAAATAATCATTTTCAAGATATGGGCTTTCTAGATAACCTTTTGTAACTGTCGTGACTGTCATGTTCTAACGCCCTTTGAATTTATTATATAATCGCCTCGTTGCGATGACTTTCGAAGCTCATCTTTAAATTCTGGGATAAGTCTTGTTCTCACATAGCTCTCATCAAGCTTTGTTGCACTCGCATCAATCTTCATTTCAACGTTGAATTCATATGAGTTGTTAACTTGAGCGGGTCCGCCGTTTATCATTCTTGCGATATTAGAACTTATCGACCCATTATTTCCCATTGGTCTCGAAGGAGTTGAAAATTCTCCGGTTGAGACCGAAGCTGTCATTCCCGTATCTGAAACCATGCCGCCAGTATTGAATCTTGCGATGTTTGATCCAACACCCAGTATTTGTTTGATTATTTCTCCGAATATAGGATCTTGCATTAAAGATCTTGGGATAACGGCTTCCCCAGGAGATAAAAGCGCAAGAATTTTATCGTTAAGAATAGAATCTCCAGGAACCGCAGCCGAACCCCCAACTATTCCACCTTTTGAAAACGAGATTTCGAATCCTTCACCGACGCCAAGTCTATCGCCAAGCCATTCTCCTGGCGCTTGTAAGATTCCTCCGCCTTGCTGAACGCCCTTACTTATTTCATCTCCAATATGACCCGCGGCGTCTGTTACCGCTTTTATAAAGCCATCAGCAATACTACCGCCTAAGTTTTTAAGTGCTTCTATCCCAGAATCGGCGGCATTTTTAAGACCGTCCCATATATAGCCGCCCAATGAAGACAAGAATCCCGTCGTTGCTCCGGCGATACTTTTTAGGCCCTCCCAAATTTTCATCCCCCATCCTTTGATGGTTTCTCCGGCGGTACCGGCCGCTTTAACTAAACCATCCCATATATTGGCCCCAAGAGTCTTGATGCTTTCCCATAAAGCTGAAAAGCCTTCCCAAATCCTTGA